CAGACAGAAGACGTGGCACCTAAGTTTCCTAGGAGCATGAAATTTATAAGATTCTGGCATAAGGAAATAGATGCTGTAATAAAAGAAGCATATCTATCCCATACAAACTATTGGGGCGGAACAGAATTTATTAATGTAGATAAAGTGTATAAAGTATAATGGCAAGTAAAAGTTTAGACGGTGTTTTAGTAAAGAAAGCCAACAAAGGGCAATCGTTTACTGAACCTCAATTAGAAGAGTTTATGAAATGTGCTGACTCTAAAACAGGGCCAGATCATTTTCTTGAACATTATTTTTACATTCAACATCCAGTTGCTGGAAAGATGCTTTACAAACCTTATAAGTTTCAAAAAGGACTTGTAGACAATTATCATAATTATAGATTTAGTATTAACCTGTTAAGTAGGCAAATGGGTAAAACTACAACAGCGGCAGGGTATCTGCTTTGGTACGCTATGTTTATTCCTGACAGTGTAATATTAATTGCGGCACACAAATATTCAGGTGCTCAAGAAATCATGCAACGTATACGTTATGGATATGAACTTTGTCCTGATCATATTAGAGCAGGAGTTACAAACTACAACAAAGGTTCAATTGAATTTGAAAACGGTAGTAGAATTGTAGCACAGGCAACTACAGAAAACACAGGCAGAGGTATGTCTATTACAATGTTGTACTGTGATGAGTTTGCCTTTGTGAGAAATAATATTGCTACGGAATTTTGGACTTCAATTTCTCCTACACTAGCAACAGGTGGTAAAGCGATTATTACTTCAACACCAAACTCAGATGAAGATCAATTTTGGTTATTGTGGACAGAAGCAAATAAAACACTAGACAATTTTGGTAATGATCAAGATGTAGGTGTTAATGGCTTTAAGTCTTATAAAACATTATGGAATGAACACCCTGATCGTGATGATAAATGGGCAGAAGATGAACGAGGAAGAATTGGTATAGAGAGGTTCAAACGTGAACACGAATGTGAGCCGATTATATACGACGAAACGTTGATCAATCCTATTATACTTGCTAGTTTAGAAGGCAGAGAACCACTGTTCAAACAAGGACAAATACGTTGGTACAGTAAACCTAAAAAAGGAAAAACTTATGTTGTAGGTTTAGATCCTAGTTTAGGAACAGGAGGCGACTTTAGTGCTATACAAGTTTTTGAATTACCTGGAATGGTACAAGTAGCAGAGTGGCAACATAATAAAACAACGGTACAACAGCAAGTAAACGTAATAAAACAGTTAACAAAATACATTTATGGTATTACGGGTGATAACAACAGCATCTACTACAGCGTAGAAAACAATACGCTAGGAGAAGCGGCTCTTGTTGCTATTGCTGAAATAGGTGAAGAAAATATACACGGTTATTTTATGAGCGAACCTGCTAGAAGTGGTCACGTTAGACGCTTTAGAAAAGGATTTAACACAACACACAAATCAAAGTTAAGTTCATGTAGCAAGTTAAAAGAATTAATGGAAAACAATAAACTTACTGTACACAGTAAAAGTTTAATATCACAACTAAAAACATTCGTTGCTAGTGGCAATAGTTTCCAAGGAAAGCCTGGAGAACACGATGATTTAGTTATGGCACTGGTTTTAGCACTAAGAGTAGCAACATTTTTAGGCAGTTATGACCCTCAAATACAGCAAGATATGAGATCTAGTGAGGATGACTATATCGAGCCTATGCCGTTTGTGATAATATAATGGTAAATAATAGTATGGAACTGATTAACAAAATTGCTGATAACTTATATCAGAATATTGCTAGTAAATTTGGCGCTGTAAATATCGCCGATGTTAATGCTTCTAGTGTAATAGAAAGCAGTCAAGCAAGGTTATTTGACTTTAACTTCGTTGTAGAAGGTGAAAATTACGGTCCAGTAACAATAAGCATAATTGATCCTAAAAATTTTACAATTTATTTTAGTGAGGGTTTAAGCGGATCATTACCTGAAACAATACAAGATAGTTGGTTTGGGTTTTTAAAAGAAATGAGGCAATTTGCCAAAAGACATATGATGAATTTCGATGTTAGAAATATTGGCAAGAATCAGTTAGACAAGAGAGATTACGAGGCTATTACTAAAAATAGCTCACAATATACAACGGATGAAATTACTATGGAATCAGTCAGCAAATTATTTGGTTCTACAAAAACAAGTTATCAAACTGTAGAATCAGCAAGAATTATTATTAAACATAGAACAGCGGTAGATGAAGATAAAGCAGGCTCTAGAAGTAGACAAGTACAAAGTGTTTACATTGAAAACTCTGCTAAGGAAAGATTTAAATTTCCGTTCAAACACTTACCAGGTGCTAGAGCAATGGCAAGGCACGTTTCCGCTGGTGGTAACCCACATGATGAGTTGGGCAAACACATAATTGAAAACGTAAAAGAAATGTATGACTTGAGAAACTTTGTTCGTAAACTAGAACGTGCTGACGGTTTTACAAACGACGAAGCAAAAGAAGTTATTCACGACGCTAAGAAACGTTACCAAGGTTTAAAACAAACAATCTTAACACTTGGTAAAACAAACGGTTATAAAAATTATGCTGAAAACTTTCAGCCCACAGAAGCAGAATTTGACGAATCTGAAATTGATAGTCTTAAAGACAAACTTGTTAGACAAGTTGATCAATCAGATTTAACTGATGTGCTTCCAAGTGTTTTAAAAGCAACTAGAAAAGTTAAAGAAGACGCTAGTGCTTTAAATGACTACCTAGCAGGCAAAAAGAAATTTACAGTCAAGCCTGATGAAGAAGAAGATGCTATAATTAAAAAGACTTTAGATTTTGTTAGAAAAACAAAAACAAAAAGTCCTAACGATACACAAGGATTGGATCATAGAGAAAATCCGCTACACGGTTTAATTAGACGAATCTTGGTAACTCTTAGTAAAAGAACAACAGATGATGAATTAGCAAGAGCAATATTCAACATTGATACAGACTTTACAAACCAAAGAGATCTTAAATTAGCAACTGCTATAGCAAGTAAATGGCTAAAAGGTGAAGTAGAAGTTGAAGACTTTGATCCTAAATTTGCTCCTAAGAAAGAAGCAGTTGAACAGTTTGAACAATGGACAAATTCTATCTTACAAGAAGGCACATGGCATTTACCGTCAGATGATGCTGAAGTAAAAGCATTTGCTCAAGTAATGAGTAAACCTATTCCAGTAGGTAATACTGATGAGCCAGGTACAGATGGAGCAACAGACGTTATTGGTAAGTTCTTTGGCGATGATGAATTGTTTGATGAAATGTATGTAGTACATCAAAAGAATGGCGAAGAAGCAGATGCTCGTCCGGCAATTTATGCTTGGTTGAAAAAGGCCGCTGAAGCAGGTTATGATGAACCACATGATTCTATTTTAAAGAAAATGGTTCAAGCAGTAAATCCTAACTTTGACACAAATTACAAAATGGAAGAAGGTGATGTTGAAGAAGAGCAAAGTTTTGAAGATACTATTGATGAGCCACAGTTTGAAGATGAGTCAATTGCTGAAATCGATCATATGAGAAAACTAGCAGGTGTAATGAGTCAAACTCCAAAAGCCAAAAAGCAAGAAAATATTCATAAAACTACTCCAAGAAGTATTCACAAAAGACAGAAATAGTCTTGTAACACTTTTCCACTGATAATTATTATTATCAATAATTAATCGGTAATAATATCATGGAAGAAATTTATACACTATTAGCAGGAACATTATACGGTCTAATTGTAGGTCTAGTACCCAGTGCTGGAGCAACAACAGGATTAGTAGCCTTATTTGGATTTATCAGTTACTTTGGATTTGATCCTTACTTAGGCGTAATATTTTGTATGGCAGTAGTAGCCGCCAGTACAACAGGCGACACATACTCAGGTGTGCTTTTAGGAATTCCAGGTGCTAACAGTGCCGCGGCAACTATGGTTGACGGATATCCTTTAGCAAAACAAGGCAAAGCCACTTATGCTTTAACGGCCGCAATCACAACTTCAACACTTAATGGATTAATTTGGGGTACATTAACCTTTGCTTTATTGCCTTGGTATGTACAACTTATTATGTACTTTGGTATCCCAGAGCTCTGGGCTTTTGTAATGTTAGCCCTTGCTTGTGTAGGATTTGTTAGTAATAGATATTGGGTTAGAAGTATTATAGCAATCATGATAGGATTGATAATTGGACTTATAGGTGTTGACCCAGCAACGAATGTTGATAGATATACACTAGGTTGGGACTACTTGGCAGATGGAGTTCAACTACTTCCTTTTGTTGCTGGTTTGTTTGCCTTCCCAGAAATACTTGATGGGTGGAAACAAGGTAAGAGTATAGCAACAGTAGGAAAAGACAGTCATGGTAAACAAACATGGCAAGGTATAAAAGAAGTTTGGCGTTGTAAGTGGGACGCTCTAAGAGGTGGTGCCATAGGAGCATTTATTGGTTTTCTTCCAGGACTAGGTGGTGCTATGGGCGATTGGATGGCTTATGGTTCAACAGTGGCAACACACCCTAAAGAAAAATTTGGTAACGGTAATATCAGAGGAGTAATAGGACCAGAAGGTGCTAACAATTCACAAAAAGCAACTAGTATGATACCAACAGTATTGTTTGGTATACCTGGAGCAAGTTTTGCCGCCGTGTTAATGGCGCTGTTTATGTATTTAGGTTTTGAATTAGGTACACCGGATCTTGCTTACGATACAAGATTTTTTGACAGTTTAACATTTGGCTTTATGTGGGCGACAGTAATAGTTGGTGTCGTGTGTGTAGCGTTTAACAGATATATTGCTAAGATCTGTTATGTACCATACAAGTATTATTTTCCTTTAATTGTAGCATTTATAGTTTGGGCCTGTGTTCAATATACAGGTGGTTGGGAAGATTATGCTATACTAGGTATTTGTTCGGCATTGGGTTATTTTGCTAAGAAGTACAAGTTTAGTCGACCTGCTATGTTGATGGCATTTATTCTAGCAATGAAAGTTGAGGCCTTGACAATCCAGATGACATCGTTGTATAATATACAAATGTTACTACAAAGACCTTTATTTTTAGTATTATGTTTAGCAATTACTTGTTTATTTCTTTATGGTATTTCTAGAAAAAATAGATTGGAGTATTCGTAATGATTAGCAAAGACGACATTGACGCCCTTGCAGAAACCCCAGAGCAAAAAGAATATTGGGGAGAAAGCCGTTGGGAATTTACAAAAAGCAAAAGCAAATGGCATTTTGACCCTAGTTTAAAAACAAAAGACTATAAAGAAGTTTGTACGTTTGATGGCGAATGGCATAATGAAATATTTGAATGTTTAGGCAGAGTACAAACAAGTACATGGGCAAACAGAAATCAATTTGACGAACGAATTTACAGTGCTACACAAGAAGAAAACGATTTAATTAATGCTGGTGCTAAACCTGATATGGAAATTTTTAATAGAGCAAAAGCAGAAGATATTCCAGTGTTTCAACGTATAGCAGAATACTTTAGTATGAAAGAAGCCACAATAAAATTTCATAATCAAACTACAGGACAACTTTTAAATTGGCATATTGATAACTTTGCTGGGCGTAAAGAACGTGGTAACAGTTTTACAGAAATAGAAGCAGATAAAAATCCTAATCTAATGAGGCGTTTTGCTATTATGTTAGACGATTGGAGACATGGACAAGTTTTTCAATTAGGAAACAGCAACTGGCACCAATGGCGAAAAGGTGAATGTATAACTTGGGAGTGGAGAGATATTCCACACGCTACTTGTAATATGGGCTGGGACGATCGTCCTATGCTACAAGTTACAGGTTGGACAACAGATACAACCAACGATGTTGTACAATTTGGATCTTTTGGAAACGTAGTTAAAGTATAATGAACACTAAAATTTTAGACAGGCTTTGTATTATGTTTAAATCTAGTCCTCAGTTAATGGATAATGATGAGCTATTACAACAAGCAATCAACGGTACCTTTGGTGTTGACATTAAAGATATTAAGTTTACTAATGTAAAACAGTTAACGGAACTTACTCATTATCACGTGCTTAAAAAATATTTTACTAGTGTTTGGCAACCTATCACAAAAAAGTACAAGTATAGTGGGTTAAGTATTATAGATGAAGTTAACAACTTAAAGCCTTTAAAAGTTTTAGACTTAGGCTGTGGTTATAACGAATTCAAAGGAAAGATCAACAACTTAATTGGTGTAGACCCGTACAATGAAAGAGCAGATATAAACAGCAGTATACTAGAATATAAGTCATCTGAACAATATGATGTTACTATTTGTTTAGGTAGTATTAATTTTGGTACTGTAGACAAGATATATGCTGAATTAAAAAATGCTGTTAACTTAACAAAGCCCAACGGTTTATTATATTTTAGAGTTAACCCAGGAGAACAGCACAAGGCTCCTGAAGCACAATGGATAGAGTTTTTTAATTGGACTAATGAGTTTATTATTAATTCTGCTAGTGCTTTAAATTGTAGTATTTTAACCCTTGAACAAGAAGTTAATGATAGAGGCGTCAGATATTACTTTGTGCTAAGAAAGAACGATAAATAAAATTGTAATACAGAGCTGTATTATTACTTCACAATTACACAAACTTAGACGAGTGTCAGGGTTCGAAGTGTAAAAATAATCAAACACATTAAAATAAAAAACACAAGGTTTTGTGTGTTTTCTCATATCAAATAAAAGGAGATAAAAATGAGATCAATCAAAAAATTAATCTTAGGTGCTGTAGCATCTGTAATGATTAGTACTTCGGCAATGGCAGACTATACGTTTGTAATTCCTCAAAAGCCAGGTGGCGGTACTAGTGTATGGGCAGAAATTATTGCCGGACAACTAGAGCCGTTTTTAGGCGAGAAAATAAAATTACAACATTATCCAGGAGCAAGAGATATCCCTGGTTTTAATAAATGGCACAACGAATTACGTGGTGATGACAACGTAGTTATGGTATCACATGGTGGTAATGGTGTTGCTTTTTTACAAGAAAACGTTGATTATAACTATGCTGATTATGAGTCAATTGGTTTAATGAACTTGAACATTATTGCCGGCAAGGCAAAAGGTGCTGATATGGACAACCCATCATTTGCGGCAGGTTCAGGTATGGTACCAGAAGCATTTGCTTTTACTATGTTAATTTGTGGACCAGATAAATCTATTGACGAGTACACTGCTTGTTTCAAAGAAAAAGTAACATGGGTAAAAGGTATGTCAGGCGGTGAAAGACGTTTAGCATTTAAACGTGGTGAACTAAATGGCACTAGAGAAAATCCAGCGGCATATAAAAAACACGTCGAACCAAATGAAAATGCTGAAGTGTGGTTCCATCATGGTATTCTACAAGCAGACGGAAGTCATGCTGATGATCCAAACTACCCAGGCTTCCAGTTTGAGATTCTTTTCGAACAGCGTTGGGGTGTAGCACCTAGTGGTGATATGTATGATGCTTATAAACTTGTTAAATCATTCCGTGATGGTTTACAAAAAGCGTTATGGGTTAACAAAGGTAATCCTAATAAAGCAGAATTAGTTAAAGCACTAGAAAAAATGTCAAATGACCCAGATGCTATGGCGGCCATTGCCAAAAAAGTAGGAAACTACGATTGGGTTATTGGCGATGCTGGTGATTCTCACAGAGATACACTAATGACTTTTATTACAGAAGATGCTTTAAAAAATCTTGTTAAGTTTAACACAGAAGCATTAGGATTGTCTAGTGTATACAAAGACAATTTAGTAAAATAACATGATTGAGTTAGCGATTGCTAACGTAACTTATGTACTTTATAGACTAGCGGTTTCCGGACCGCTAGTTAAGTTCTTAAACAAATATCTTTCGTATTATGTTGCTGTTTTTATAATGGCACAGTTGAGTTTTATATACGATAATTTCATATTTTACAACTATTTTGAAGCAAATGGCTTTTTATGGCTTGACATCATAGTGGCTGATGTGTTATACTCTATAAGAGTTTTAATGGCATGGTGGGTCATAAAACAGTTATGGAATTGGATTGGCAATTATTGGATAGCAGTATTTTTAGGTGCTGAGTTGACATTTGTTGTTGATTACTTTATAATAGGAAGTGTATACACATGAAAAATTGGATTTTCTTTACAGGAGCACCCGGTAGTCGTTGGAGTGGTGTAAGTCAAACAATTAGAGATAATTGGGATAATGTAGACAACACAGATTTAACAGAAGATAAAAAATACACACATCACAAATATAGTGGCCACATTGGAAACTATTACGGGCCTGATATGTTAAACGGTCAATGGTTAGATAATTCGTTTGGCACTAATCGTATGTGGGAAGAAGAAATTAATAAAAGTTTTCACGGACCAGAGAATAGTTGGAAAGTTATTTTAAGTCATCATTTTGCTTATCATTTAGAACAAATTAAAAAACAATATCCAGATAGTAAACTGGTAATGTGCTGGCGCCCAGATTCTGTATGTTATGACTGGTGGCACGAAGCAGGTGGCTGGGATATTAGTTACCCAAATTATAGTTGGTATGAAAATAATAATAAAATGTGGGAAGAAATCTGTACACAAAACAGAGCCATACTTGAATTTGTATACAAGCATAATCTCACTTTTAGAAAACCAGGACGAGAATGGTTTAGAAATACTTGGGGTGTAGATAAAGATTTTATTTTTGAAAAGGACGTTTGGATCGCCGAATGCTAGGATTAACAGTCATATATGACACAGGTGCTGGTGGACAATATTTAAGTGGTGCTATTGCTACTGCTTTAGGTGACGCTGTAGCACCTTTTGAGTTTCATAAAAAAGACTTTGATAAAGATGGTGTTAATCTACAAAATAGAAACAGATGGTTTTTCAATACAAAAAATTCAGACTATAAAGAAGATAAAGTAAACATTTATGTTTCTGGACTTCATGCTAACCCTTTAGACTTTCATAAAAGCAATGGCCACACATACTTTGATCGAATAATAAAGGTAAAAATTGACTGTAGTACTCTTTGGGAATTTAGCATGATAAGTTTTAACAAGCATATTAAAAATAATCCAGATACTGACACTGTAAGATATCTTTCAGATTTTTTTAACTTCAAAAGGCCAACTGTTTGTGATTTTGATTTGACTTTTGAGAGAGACTGTACTGGTTTAGATTTTGACGTATATTTTCCTTATAGGGCATTTTACGATGTACAAAGACAAAAACAATTCTGTAAAGAATTAGAAAGTAAACTTGACAAATCTGTAGACTATACTATATTCTCTAGTATGTGTAGACAGTATGTTAAAGGAAATACTAAACTATATAACGATTATTTGATAAGGGATTTTTAGTGAATGATTTATGATAGATAGAGACAAACTAAATGATTACTTTGGAAATCATTGGAAAAGAGATAAGGAGGGTAATAAAGTGGATAAGGCAACAGTAAACAAGTACTTTGGCAATAATTGGAAACCAGACTACAAGCATTATGAGTATAGTGGTTGGGCGTTGTTGGACAAAGTAGGACCTACAGATACAGTAATTGACATTGGGTGTGGGTTTAATGAATTTAAAGAAAAGTTAGGTGACCGACTATATGGGTTTGACCCTGCTAACGATAAAGCAGACGAGGTAGTTGGTATTGAAGAATTCGAAGCAAATGGTAAACAATGGGATATAGCATTTGTTTTGGGTAGTTTGAACTTTGGAACAGCAGAAGATGTTGAACCACAAGTTGAAAAAGCAGTCAGTCTTGTAAAACCAGGCGGTATGCTGTATTGGAGACAAAATCCAGGTTTAGGCGACCATCCTTGGAAGGGAGTAGAAGAAATTAAGTTCTTTCCGTGGACATTTGACCTCAATTACGAATGGGCTGAAAAATACGGCTGTGATGTACTTGAGTGTAAGTGGGACGCCAAAAGCGACAGAATATACTCGGAATGGAAAAAAAGATAGACAATTAGGTTGACTTTGTTACTGTGATCGTATATTATAGTAACATGATTAAGCGGCCTAAGTATTTTTTCAGAAAAGAAGGGTTCTTTTTTGGAAATGATAAATACTAACGTTAAAGTACAGTTGGAACTGATACTTTATCAAGGCAAAAGTAAAAAACATAAAAGGCAATATAGGAGGCTAACATTATGGCAACACTTGCAGAAATCCGTGCTAGGCTACAAGCACAAGAAACACGCCAATCAGGCGGTAGCAACACAGGCGATAACGCCATCTTCCCCCACTGGAATATTCAAGAAAATGAAACAACCGTTTTAAGGTTTCTACCTGACGGCAATGCTTCAAACACATTCTTTTGGGCAGAACGTCAAATGATTCGTTTACCTTTCCAAGGTATTAAAGGCGAAGTTGACAGTAAACCTACAACTGTACAAGTTCCTTGTATGGAGATGTGGGAACCAACAGGATCATGTCCAATTTTATCAGAAGTACGTCCATGGTTTAAGGATGCTTCGTTGGAAGATCAAGGTCGTAAATATTGGAAAAAGCGTAGTTATGTATTCCAAGGATTTGTAAGAGAAAATCCATTGAATGAAGATACTACTCCTGAAAATCCAATCAGAAGATTTATTATGGGACCTCAACTGTTTAATATTATTAAAGCAAGTTTGATGGATCCAGAAATGGAAGAACTACCAACAGATTATACTGCTGGACTAGACTTCCGTGTAACTAAAACAACCAAAGGTGGATATGCTGATTATTCTACTTCTAAATGGGCAAGAAAAGAAAGTGCTCTAAGTGAAGCAGAAGCAAAAGCAATCGAACAAAATGGTTTGTTTAACCTTAGCGAATTCTTACCTAAGAAACCGTCAGAAACAGAATTGAATATTATCAAGCAGATGTTTGAAGATTCAGTCGACGGCAAGCCTTACGATACTGAGAAATATGGTGCTTATTATCGTCCGGCGGGTGTAAGTGCTCCACAGGGTTCAACAGTTTCAACTCAAACAGCAACACCGTCTCCCGCTCCGGCTTCACAGCCAGTTGCTCAAGAAACTACAGAAACAGCAACCCCAGAGCCTATTCAAACTGAGCAGGCTCCAGTGGCACAGGCCCCAGTCGAAACTACATCACCTAAGAAAGCAGATGATATCTTAGCGATGATTAGAGAAAGACAAAACAAGTAATCTTAGTAAGATAGGGTGTAGCGTAATGCTACACCCGACTTTAATTCAAGGAAGGTAAGTTATGGTAAAACCATTCGATGTAAGTAAATTTAGAAAAGATATAACAAAGTCAATTGATGGATTATCAATTGGTTTTAATGATCCAACAGATTGGATCAGCACAGGAAATTATTGCCTTAATTATTTGATTAGTGGCGATTTCCACAAAGGTGTTCCGCTAGGTAAAGTAACTGTATTTGCTGGAGAATCAGGAGCAGGTAAAAGTTATTTCGCGGCAGGTAACATTGTAAAACACGCTCAGGAGCAAGGTATTTTTGTTGTACTAATTGACTCAGAAAATGCTTTAGATGAAAAATGGCTACAGGCATTAAATGTTAGTACTGATCCTGACAAGTTATTAAAGTTATCAATGAGTATGATTGATGACGTTGCTTTAACTATTAGTAAGTTTATGAAAGATTACAAAGACATGGAGCCTGAAGAAAGGCCAAAAGTGTTGTTTGTAATTGATTCACTAGGTATGTTGTTAACTCCAACAGATGTAGATCAGTTTGATAAAGGTGACATGAAAGGTGACATGGGTAGAAAACCTAAGGCACTTACAGCCCTTGTTCGTAATACTGTTAACATGATTGGTGCTTATAACGTAGGATTAGTAGCAACAAATCACACTTATGCTTCACAAGATATGTTTGACCCAGATGACAAAATTAGTGGCGGTCAAGGTTTCATTTATGCTTCGAGTATTGTTGTAGCAATGAAGAAACTAAAACTAAAAGAAGATGAAGCAGGTAACAAAATCAGTGAAGTACGTGGTATTAGAGCTGGTTGTAAAGTTATGAAAACACGTTACTCTAAACCTTTTGAAGCAGTACAAGTAAAAATTCCTTATGATAGAGGAATGGATCCACATAGTGGTTTGCTTGATATGTTTGAAAAACAAGGTATTATTGTAAAAGACGGAAACAAACTAAAGTATACTCCTTCTTCAGGAGAAGAAATTAAAGAATTCCGTAAAGGATGGACTGGTGAAAAACTAGACATTGTAATGAAAGATATACTTTCTGGAGGTACACTTCTTCACGATGATAATATAAGTAGTGAAGTAGAAGAACAATCAGAAGGTGAATAAAATGAGTAACGAAGCAGATTTTTTAGTTGAGTCTTGGAAAGTATTACAAGAGTATATACCGGAAAAAGACAGACTTAAAGCAGGCGAGCAATGGGTTAAAATTCTACAAGACCTCGGAGCAGGCGAAGAAGTGTTTGACGCTTTATCAGAAGCAGATGACATTTTAGAAGATCTGTGCCGAGAAGCGACAGAAGAAGAACCATTCTACGAAGATGACGACGAAGAAGATGATGAACTCAATGAATACTACGATTAATTGGTACAGTAAAATTGTTCACGATTTGGGTGCTATCCCAGACTTTATTGATTATTATCAAGACGAACTGATAGTAGCAAGACGTGACAGTAGTATTAATGGTAACATTGAAAAAAATCTTAAAGAACTTCCGGCTCAAACGGAAATTAGGTTTAGCCAACTTCAAGAAATTGAGGCTGTGCTAAACCTACTTAACATCAAGTTAAGAAAAATTAGACAAACACACTTTAAAAAATATTTAGAAAGTTATGCTAGAGCATTATCAACAAGAGATGCTGAGAAATATGTTGATGGCGAAGACGAAGTTATTGACTTTGAAACTATCATTAATGAAGTAGCATTACTAAGAAATAAGTGGCTAGGTATTATGAAAGGACTAGAAGCAAAACAGTGGCAACTAGGACACATCACAAGACTTAGAACAGCAGGTATGGAAGATGTCAGTTTATAATCAAGCATTGAAGTTGATACAAGAATATCAAAAAGATCATTGGTTAGAAGTACAAATAGAAGATGTCGAATACAACACTATTAAAACAACACTAAAAGTTTTAATGGACGACTTAGGTCGTATAGTAAACAAATATAACACTGTTAAAAATGCTAGTACGTTAAATGTACTGAAGATGAAATTTCGTAAAGCAAAAGATTATTATGATATATACAAGTATCAATCAATTAAGTCAGGAATAACAAATGGATCTACTATTAAACAACCATCAAACTAGAGGACTTCACAGTCTTAGAATATTAAACGAAATTGAAACTCACAGAGAATTAATGATGAGTGTTAAGAATGTACTTGACATTGATTCTGGAATTGGATTAGATTCTGAATGGTGGGCAACTAGAACTGATTTAGATGATGAGAACCCACAACCGTTGGATATTGATGTTCATGCTATAAGTTATGTAGACGAGATGAAACAAGAAGTTACCAACTTACCTAATGTTGAGTATAATACTGCTCCGTGGAAGTTTTGGGAAGGTCCTATTAAGTCTAAAAAGTTTGACGTAGTTTGGGGACATTGTTTTTTACACAAATATCACGATCCATATGAAGTGTTAAGAGGCATTAATACACTACAAGAAAAAGACGGATTGCTTTGTATTACAGTTCCAAAGATAAACAATTTCTTTTATAACGAACCTGATGTTAGAGTTTATCCTAAAGTTTACACAGATATTAATATTGTTAATTTAATATACGGATTAGCATTAGCAGGATATGACTGTCGCGACGCTTACTTCTTACAAGATAGAAACAGTAATCTATTAAACTTTGTAGGATATAAAGATTCAAATGATACCTATGAACCAAATGAAGTTACTGTTTATGATTTATTAGAGATGGAACGTTTACCAACTAGTATGATTCAACAAATGGAAAAATTTGGTTATATTAGCAATAAGAATTTACTTCTTAGTTGGATGGACGGTACTCTTGTAGACTACTCTTCAATCTAGTCCACGGTATACCTTTAGAAATTTCTTCAATAGTCCACTCAGTGTGACACAGTTTAACTAACCATTCTTCTCTATCAGGCAACGGCTTGTTTAAATTTTGTGGATGAACACTTACAGGATATGTTAAACTATCAGGACCAGTCCATGCTGGAACACCATTGATGGTAGCCTCCATAGCCGGGTTACTACTTTCACTTACAACTAACTTGGCATTCTTTAATGCTTCGTTAAAGTCAAAACTATCATAAGTTCCTTTAACATGATTTGCTGACATATATTTAACTTTATATTTTTTTTCTAAGTCAATTTCTTGAGAGTAGTGTATACTTCTTTGGTGTCTAGGATGATCTCTTAGAAATATAGGAGCGTCTGTAAATCTTTTTATTTCTAAAATTCTATTTTCATAATAATGATCAATGTGTGGCAAATTGATCCACTGTTCGCTTTTTTGATGTTGTCCACAAATAATAATATTCTCTCCACTAGTATTCCAAGGTTTAAGTTCTATGCCTAACTGTTTTGGCCTGGTAACATCTAAATCAGTGTTGTTAGCAAAATTGGCTCGAGCATTAATACCATCAATGCCTACTTTCCATGTGACGTTACGCTTTAATCCACCAACTTCTAAAACAATAATAGGCTTTCCTTGTCTTTTAAATTCGTTCCATATTGATTTATTAGGCGCCATTTTACCATTCCATAGTACGCTCCATATAACAGCCACGTCAGCGTTAATATCGTTATAGGTTACTTGGTGTTGTGTTTTTACAAAATCAATTAAAGCATCAAAAACAGGAACGCCTGCTTTACTAGAATTATTAACAAAAAAACTTACGTTCATAAATTACGTTTCTTCCATTCAATTTCAAACTGTTCATTATAATCATATAATGGAGCACCATTGCCGCCAGCATACCATAGACGTTTAAAGTATCCGTCTGCTGACGCCAGCACAGTTTCAGGTGTGGCATCTAGATGTCCCTTTACCATATAGAACAATCTATATGCCTCTTTGAGGTCGGTGTCCATATAGGTATTTACTCAGGTTGTTATCTTCGAGTTGTATTTTCGAATAAATATCATAGAGTAATTCAATATGTTAGTAGGATATAGCACACGTCGAAAAGGAACATCTCTTATTGTTAGAGATTTATGTAAAGGCTCAGGAGGCCTCTATTCCCCTATAGAAGAATTTGATCAGTATGGACTTAATCCTCAAGCCACCTATGCGGCTAGTTTTGGCTTTTTAAGAGGAACACATAAGATCTTTAAAGAAGCAGAAAGACAAGGAAAAAATTATCTACATATAGATCATGCTTATTTCTTAGCAGGACATAATGGAAGTGACAGTTGGTATCGTGTTATGAGAAATAAAATGAATGTCAACATGATCACTAAACGCTTTCCTGCTGATAGGTTTATGACAAAGTTTTACCCACACGTAAAGATTAAGCCTTGGCGTACAAATCCACAAGGACATATATTAGTTTTACCGCCCACACAACCAACAGCATGGTATACACAGAATCAAAGTTGGCTAGATGATACTATGACTTGGTTAAAACACAATACAACAAGACCTGTTGTAGTTAGACACAAACCTCCTGTTACTTGGATTGACAATAACGGCTTTCCCTTACCACCAAGCGACATACAAGAAAATTTAAGAAAACTAAAACCTTTAATTAGACAAACAAGTTTAGAAGATGATTTAAAGAGTGCTTATTGTGTAATAGCATTTAATAGTGGTGCTGTTGTAAGAGCATCACTTGAAGGAGTTCCTGTATTTTGTACTAATTACTGTGCCGCGGCACCTATCAGTTTTAAAATGGACGATATTGAAAGTACTAGAATGCTATCGATTGAGCCTGATAGGCAAGGTTGGTTTAATGCTTTAGCATATCATCAATTCAGCAGAGATGAAATGAAAAACGGCACAGCCTGGAACTTAATTAGAGAACACCAATAATGAAAAAAATAACAGACGAAGAAAAACTTAAATCCGGGAATAATAATTTTGCTGATCCTTGTGGGTGGTTATGGCACAAATATGATAACAACAGGCAAAAGGTTGTTAGTAGAATAAAAATTGGCAAACTAAAATATGAAGTTGTTAAGATGATAGGCCAAGGTAAAGATGGCGAAACTTATCATTGTAACCACAAAGACAATCCTGATGTTATAATAAAAGTATTAACAAACTATGGTCGTAAGTATTGGCATAGGTATCAAACATTTAAACAAAGAGTAACAAAAACAGATTTGAAAAATGATGTAATAGTTAAACAAATGTTACGTTGGCCTATCGATGGAAACAAAGGGCTGGCTTTACGAAAAGGAGATACTGTATTTCCTCCTACAACATATTGGTATAAAGGAGAGCCGTATGAGAACTTTGATCCTATTGAAAATCAATCTGAATGGTTAGGTGGCATAATTGACTTTACAAGACTTCAAGAAGAATTGTTATCAGAAAGAATAGCAATATGGGATTTAGGTTTTAAAAGTGGATTAAATTATATGAAAGACGAAACTGGTAAAACAGTTTGGGTTGATTTTGGAGGTAATGCTTTTGCTGTTCCTAAAGAAGATAGTAGAAATATTTTTAATAGATGGGTAAAATACGAACCTGAAAACGATTACCAACAAAAACCACAATTAGGAGCATTGACTTCTAATATGTTACGTTGGTATTTTCTTTTACATTTAGAATTTCATCATTACAGTGGATGGAATATACATGATTTGAACTTTATTAGCAGTATTGCTAGTGCCCTTCAAACAAGTTCTAGGTTTGAAGACTTTTTAGATCCTAATTACTTTACTTGGCGATTTGATTTGATAAAAAATATCTTACACGAAACAGACGGAATGAGTTGGGATAAACCTAAGACTTGGGAAACAGTTAGAGCAGTTATAGAGAGATACAATGTCGTTAGAGAAAGTTGATTTATTTAATCTAGAAATAGAAGAACCTAGTACAGTACATATAAAAGGGTATCAGTGCTATAGTATTTCACCTGAAAATTTTATACCATATGATAATACTGTGCTTAAAAAAAGAACTTGGACAAGTGTTAAGCATAAGTGGAGTTTATTAGAACCAGTACTAGACAATACAGATGCTAAGTCATACATGGATTTTGGAAGCAATCTGGGTGCTTTAGTTTTAGCATCAGGCCAGAAAGGAATACAGTCTACAGGCGTTGATTATAATGAAGGATACATACATATATGCCGTCTTATACAGCATATAACAGGCGTACAAGCGGATTTTAAACAAGGGACTACTAAGACACTACAAGGAACATGGTCTGACGTTTTAAGTGCTTTTTCAGTGTGGCATCACCTTTTTGATCGTACAGAAAACAATTCAATACATACATTAGTTAAGACGTTTATGCTTCATACAAATAATTTAGTTTTGGAATTTCCTACAGAGAAAGATCCAAAAGCAATGAAATGGACCAAAGGCGATCCTGGTTATACAAGACAAGTACTTGAAAACGCTATAATAGAAAATGGCTTTAAGTATAAAATAATAGACGAGTCAGATGTTCGCCCAACTTATTGGATTACAAAATTATGATTATAAAAACAGTTACAACATTTAATAACAATTTATATAATGAGTATGCTCATAGATTTATACAAACTTACAATTGGCCTTTTGAGTTAATTGTTTACAGTGAAGACAATGTACAGAATTTAGAAAGCATACAACACAATAACACTTTTACTCTCATACCACAATGTAAAGAGTTTGTTGAGAGAAACAGTAATAGAGAAGTACCAAATTTAAATTTAGATACTTTTAAATATGATGCTGTAAGATTTTGTTACAAGGTATATGTGTATACACACGAAATAATTAAACAAGCCAAGTTAGGCAATGTTGATGGTCTTATTTGTATAGATGCTGACAGTGTTTTTTATAATCCTATTGACGTAAATTGGATGAAACAGCATATCCATAGAGATGAAAGTATGATGACATATTTAGGCAGACCCAATTATAGTGAGTGTGGATACTTGTATTTTAATTTAAAACACCCTGAAGTGATAAACTATGCTCAAGCAGTACAAGATATGTACAACACTGATTCTTTATACAACGAAAAAGAGTTTCATGACAGTTGGATATGGGACGTAGTAAGAGTAAAGTTTGAAAATGAAAGAAATGTTAAAAACTATAATATAGGTGATGACCAAGTTGGTCATGTACAATGTAGAAGTGTGTTGGGCCAAGTGTATGATCATACAAAAGGTCCAAGGAGAAAGAAAGTAGGGCGAAGTGGCGAATTCAAAGGACAATAAAATGAATAATATATATGTAGGCTGGGACAGTAGAGAAGATATTGCTTATCAAGTTTGTGAGCATAGTATTCTTAATAGGTCTAAGTCTACAGAAGTAATTCCTTTAAAGCAAAAGCATTTAAGGGATAGTGGCATATACACAAGAGACGTAGATAAACTTGCTAGTACAGAGTTTACATTCACACGTTTCTTAATTCCTTTTTTAAACAATTATGAAGGTTGGGCTATATTCTGTGATTGTGATATGGTCTTTTTAGTAGATGCCGATGAAATTTTTAAACAAGCAGATCCTAAGTATGCTGTGATGTGTGCCCAACATGATTACGCTCCACCAGAAGGTGAGAAAATGGATGGGCAATTACAGTTGCAATATCCTAGGAAAAACTGGAGTTCTATGGTTTTGTTTAATTGTGGCCACCCTAGCAACAAAAAACTTACAAAAGAACTTGTAAATGATCCTAAGACTACAGGAAAGTTTTTACACAGGTTTAGTTGGCTTCAAGATGACGAAATAGGACAACTAAGCCATGAATATAATTGGTTAGTCGGTTGGTATAAAGAACCTAAAGATGGTACACCTAAAGTATTACACTACACAGAAGGCGGTCCTTGGTTTGATAATATGAGAAATTGTGAATATAGTGATGTATGGAAGAAAGAAGTTATAAACTTATATAGTAGCCAATGAAGATAATTATGGTAACAGGAGGGTTTGATCCCCTACACAGTGGACACATTGCCTATTTTAAGGCCGCAAAAGCCTTAGGTGATAAACTTGTTGTTGGTTTAAACTCTGATGAATGGTTAGAACGTAAAAAAGGCAAAGCATTTATGCCTTGGAATGAACGACTTGCTATCATAAACAATTTAGAAATGGTAGATGAAGTGTTTACGTTTATGGATGACGATAACACAGCAATAAATTTTATAAAACAGGTTAAAGCACACTATCCAATTACAGCATACGAGTTAATTTTTGCTAATGGTGGCGATAGAACTAAAGATAACATTCCAGAAATGGTATTTGATGATGTAGAATTTGTATTTGGTGTTGGTGGCGAAGATAAAAAGAACTCTAGCAGTTGGATATTAGAGGAATGGAAAGCACCAAAAGTAGAACGTAGTTGGGGGCATTATAGAAATTTGTATAAAGGTAAAAACTTTATGGTAAAAGAGTTAGTTATTAACCCTAACAGCAGTTTATCAATGCAAAGACACAAATATAGAAGTGAAACTTGGAATTTAGTTAGTGGCAATGCTCAAATATTAGCAAAATGGGGAACTGGTGATCCTTATGATGGTCCGGCTGTGTGGGAATTACATCCTAATAACCCTGTAGACATAGGCGTAGGCTATTGGCACAAAGGTAGAAACATTACAGATCATCCAGCACACATAATTGAAATATGGAAAGGGCCTACAGATAAATTAACAGAAGATGATATAGAAAGGTGGGAAGATGATACATCCAATTGAACCAACAGCGTTACCTAAATCAATAGAAGGCGGATATCAGCCAGACTGGTATGAGAGGGATTACTTTTTAAGTGTTGACGGGAACAAAGAATTTCCAGGGCATCACTGTAAAGTTACATGGTTAGCAAGTGTTCCATACATTGATTCATATAATAATGCTATTGATATTGGCTGTAGAGATGGAGAATATAGTAGATATCTTGCAAATAACTTTAATCATGTATATTGCTTTGACTATAGACCAAGAGCATTGTTTAACTATAATATACCTTTAGACAAAATAACATTGTTTCATACAGCACTAGGAGAAACTGAAACAACAGTTATGGCTAGCGGCGGAGCAAATATGATGGCGGCCAGAGCCGGCGGCGAACTTACTGCTTGGAAAGAACAAAAAGTTTATGCTTTGGATCAGTTTAATATACCTAATGTAGATTATATTAAAATAGATGTTGACGGTTTTGAAGAAAGAGTATTAACTGGTGCTAAGGAAACTATACTAAAACATAAACCTGTTTTAGTAATAGAAGATGACAAAACAATAGCTCATTCGGGAGTAGAATATTGTCAACAACAACTGAATTATAAAATTGTTGCTTGGGATAAATTTAAAAAGAACGTGGTGATGAAATATGAAGAATAGAAGCGGTTGGTGGTTGCCAGATTATGATACTCATTTTGAAAAACATATTTTTGAAGGGAGTTATCAAAAAGCAAGTAGAGATATTACTCTCGAGTATGTAAAAGATTTTAACGTAGAAGCAATAGATGTAGGTGCTAACGTGGGTTTATGGACAAAGCCTCTTTGTGAGAAATTTACCCATGTCCATTCATTTGAACCGTTTGATGATAACAGAGAATGTTTACAAAAAAATGTTACCACTAACAATTACACACTGTATGATGTAGCATTAGGAAGTGAACAAAAAGAAAACCAATCTCTGTATTCAAGTAATAAAAATTGTGGTGCTGGAAGTTTAGATAAAGAATGGGCATCTATAGATAGTGGTAAAACAACATCAGTAGTTACATTGGACAGTTATAACCTAACTAATATAGGATACATGAAAGTAGATGTACAAGGAACTGAAAAAGACGTAGTACTAGGATCGTTAGAAACCTTAAAGAATAATGATGTGTGTTTGGTAGTAGAATTGCCTAGACGTAATGAAAAAGAAATACAAACCCATGCTGAAATAAGAAACATACTAGAAGAAATCGGATACCATTGGCAACCAAAACAATTTAAAAAAGAGGCAGTGTTTTTAAAATGATGGCATTTGGCTGTAGCATAATGGCAGGCGAGGAGATAGAGAATCAACCACAGATTCCTAAGTTACTTGCTGAACACTTTGGTGAAGAACTAATTAACCACGCTAAGGTTGGTTCTAGTAATGACGAAATCATTCACACAGCCTTTGAAAAAATAACACCTAGTCAAACTGTTATTATAGGAATAACAGATGTTGCTAGAGTGTATTGGCCTCATCATAAAACAAGTAATGTACAAAGTTTCAGCGTTTCTAACTTTAAAGGAAAGTTAACAGGATTGAAAGAAACTCTTGACTCTTGGTATAAATTCTGCTATAATGAAGAGGTATTAGAGCAATACTATTATAGCAAATATAAACATTTAGAACGTTATTGTCACATGATGGGAAACAACATTTATTTTATGAATTTTTGTGCTGGATCAGACGCTGGGTTTTCTGAAGCACAAGGCGACAACTGGTGTACTTCTGGACCTAGTTTAGTAAAGTTTACTGATAGTTCACCGCAGTACGGTAGACAGCCTAAAGGTCATCCTAACAGCCAAGCCCATGTACAATATACAAGATACTTGTTGGAAACATTTCCAGCATTAAGAGAAAAGAGAAGAAAATGAAGGCAGGAAAAATTTGGGGATCTACAGAACTTATTCATGCTAACGGTGTACTAGAATTCCACCGTATTGAATTTAAAAAAGGTTACAAGTGTTCAGAACATGAACACAGATATAAATGGAACGGATTCTTTGTTGAATCGGGTAAGATGCTTGTCCGTGTTTGGCAAGACGACCAAGGATTAGTTGATGAAACTATTCTTGAAGCAGGAGATTTTACACAGGTTAAACCAGGTAAAGTACATCAATTTGAAGGACTAGAGGACGGTGTTGCTTTTGAATTGTATTGGGCAGAGTTTAATCATGACGATATAGTTCGTCGGACAGCAGGTAGTGAAGTTAATAAAAAATGATCAATGTAGCGTGTGTTTGGATACCACCAAAGTATGATGTAGATTATGTATTTAAACTTAAATCATCTGTTGACAGGCATCTATCAAAAAAATATAAATTCCATGTTTTAACAACACACCCCCAATTAATAAAAGATTCTAATATAAATGTAATACCTATTGCTGAAGATGAACGTATTAATTCTCATCCTCGAGGCAAATGGTGGTATAAAGCAAACTTGTTTGCTCAATTGAATTGGCAAGGTAGAGTTTTATATTTTGATTTAGATAATGTTATTATTGGCAACCTTGATAAGTTAGTTGAATACGAAACAGATGATTTTATAATATGTCAAGATTTCAACAGGCACGGCAACCCGGAATATCCAGTTTGTAATAGTAGTGTTATGTGTTTTAATGCTAATAACTATACAACTTTTTTTGATAAATGGCAAACAGAAAAAGACACTATAATTAGAAAGTACAAAGGCGACCAAGATTGGATTACAGTAATGTTAGGTAGTACTAAAAAATGGTGGCCGTATAATTGGGTTATGAGTTACAAATGGGAAGTTCTAAATGGCGGTCTAGCACGTTTAGGATCTAAAGAATACAGAAGTGATGTAACAACAGTTGACCCACAAACCAGCGTCTTAGTTTTTCATGGAAAGCCTAATCCAGATGAAGTAACAGACGATATAATTGTAAGTAATTGGAAATGATAAAAACAAAAGATTGTAAACACGGTAAATTTACTTTTTTTGAAAACGACACAGTTGTTGGAAAAAGTTTAAATGTATACGGAGAATATTGTGAATGGGAAATAATGTGCTTAGAACATATTATTGAACCAACTTGGCATATTATTGATATAGGAGCAAATATAGGTACTCATACAATACCTTTTGCTAAAATGGCATATAGAGGTTATGTTCATGCTTTTGAACCTAATGAATTTAGTAGAGGATTACTAGAAAGAAATTTGTTAGATAATAAAGTAACAAATGCTACGAGTTATCCTTATGCTATTACTAGAAGCAATGGTAAAGGATATTTAGGATCATACAATATAGCAGTTCCTGGAAATTATGGCGAAGTTTCTTTACTTGATTCTGCGGCGAATATGTCGTTAGTTGATACTATGAGATTAGATGCTATAACATTTGAACAAGTAGATTTAATTAAAATGGATATTGAAGGTGCTGAACCAGATGCTTTAAAAGGAGCCAAACATTTACTAGCAAAATATTTGCCTACTGTTTTTGTAGAATGTAATAAAACTGAAAATGTAAAAAAACTTTATACAAGATTTAAAAAACTAGGATATCATAAAATGTATTGGTGTCCTGTTAGGAATTATAATCCAGATAATTTTTATGGGAATAACAGTAATGTATTTGGAAGTAGTGGCGTAATAAACTTGCTATTTCTTTCACCAAAACTTAAAGTACGATTTGATTACTTAGAGCCTATAATAGACGAGAATGATACCTATCAAAAAATGTATGCTAGAGTTTCTTCAGATCATAAAGCAAACAGATTACTTTAATCAATCCAATCCCAACCTTGCCATTCACCTTTAATAGGTAAACTTCCTAATACAAGGCTTTCTTTTGGTAATTTAGATCTAACACTTTGATATAGTCTATTTGCTATCTCTTTACGACTTTCTTGTTTGTATAGCATATTGTCTAGTGTAGATGTGTAAGCACTAATAGGACTACTGTCAAAGATATTACTTAACCAAAGTAATGTGGAGTCATTTAATAAGTTAGAAAATAATATTTGAGAACCTAATTGATCAAAAGCAATATTTAAGTTTATAAAACTAACATTACCTTCTACTCTTCCTTTCTTAAGTTCATTAAGTGTTTCTCTAATTTCATCTACATTGCCAAACTCGTCAAGTTCTCTTTGCCAACAATCTTTCCAAAAACTAGGACCCATGCCTGGACGAATACCTTCATTAGTTTGTCCACTGCCAATAAGTATTCCCTTTGTTACAGGATTTTCTAATGCCCAATCATGTAATGGTGTTACACCGTCCCAATCAGAAATCATTTCATTGACAAATGATAACGGGTATGAACTAACATCATAAAACACAACAGGTTTATCTTTGTTGTAGTTAAACATTTTTAGTAACCATAAAAATTTTAATCCGCTTGGTAGTAAAACGTATTGGCTAATATCTTTGTTTAAAAACTTTTTAATCTTTCCTGTCATATACCTTTCGGTATTGTATATGTGATGAACCATACTATAGCCACCAAGTGTTGTTGATATAGCATTTTTAGTATATCCGCCTCGTAACCAGTCCTCGTTTATCTCTCTAATGCTTTCGTATAGTTCCCCCTCAAGCACTCTTACACCTTTTTTAAATTTCTTATTGTAAGCAATTACTTTTTTACCTGGTGTGTGTACTTCGGCAACTTCTTCTTCTATTTGTAATTTAACAAGATTGTATAGTATGTCTTCTACTACAACTTTACACTCGTCTTGAATGACAATATAGCCTTCAGTTGTAACCTCTTCTGGAGTACTTACTATTCTGTCGTCTAAGCAATAAGCAGTATACTTGGCTAAAAATTTTGAAAATCGACTACTGTTTTTATCTACAACAATAGTGTAGTTTTCTCTCATGTAGTCTGCTAGATCCATATGCTTCATACTATTTTTGCCTTTTTTGCTTTTTTAAGTTCGTCAGTTAATAAGGTACCAAACACAACATCTTCTTTATTAAAGAAACTTAATATTCTTTGCTGTTGTAAAAATTCTTCCGAGCGAGAACCATTTGCCCATGCTCTACTGATATGACTTGTAAAAATATTAGATACAAACCAGAATGTTTTACCTTTTAAAGCAGACACCCATTTTTTAATTAAACTATGGTCGGATATTAAGTTAACGTTAACGTATGTAATAGTAGAGTTTGCTTCTTTTCTTTTTATAATGTGCCATACATCACAGAATGTTTTGAAACCATTGCCGTCAAACTTATCCCATTTTTCTATTTCTTGATCCCATAACTTATCTAAGATTTTTTTAGATTCTTCTACATTTATTTGTTTTGTTTTTGAATCTTCTAATAAAATACCAGCCTTGCTTAATTGTGTTCTAGCAAAGTCATTTTCTAAGCAAAAATCAGAATATGATTTAAGCCATGGTGACCAGTGTTGTATTAGATTCTTTTGAAACATTAAGTTTGCTCCACTGATATCAAACAGTGTAATTTGCTGATCAATCCATTTTTCTTTGTGACAGTGTAGTATGTAGCACCAGAAAAATCCACTTGCTACTAGGTTGTAATAATCAAAGTCTGTATCATTGATTTTTTGAAAGGGATTTTTATAAAGCTCTGTATTGAATGGAAAAAGTACGCCATGCCAAGGACTTACTAATTCTTCACACATAAATTGATAAGGTGATCGATATAGTGGTCGGTCGTGATTTCGATATTGCTCTACGTTAATTTTAACAAATTCGTTTTCTTTATATTTGTTATTGTTTACGCCTATTATGTTTTTCGATACAACTTGCCCTGTGTCATGTTCGTGTAATGCTTCTATAGTTTTAATTAATGTTGTTTCTGAAAAAGGCTCATTATTAGTAATAATAATTTTATAACGACCGTTTTGTAAAGCGTATGCTTGTTCTAATGTTTGTACAGTTACAGTATTATAAACACTACCACCTAAAATAAGACCTAATGATATTATTTCGTCATTTGGGTTTATTAAGATAAGTGTAGTTTCTTCTTCTAGTAATGTGTTTATATCTTGGTAATTGTTTTGGTTAGTGTGAAACTTGTCAAAATCAGTTAATGTTTTCTTCATAGAACTCGCCATCTTCGACGTACTCAGCCATATTATCTATCAACCAATTATGCTTTTTTAAATCTTCTTCGGATTCATAGTAAACAAATTGCCTAAATGGATTAAGCCTGTCACCATAAGTGTGTACTTCGTTATTTTTTTCTAAGAAACTGTGAACCCAGTTCCAGCCGTAAAATAAACGACCGTCTACTGATTCTTCTTTCTCCCCATTGGTTTTAATGCCATTGTCTGTTTCTATAACTACTGGAAATTTTTGATTTGGTTCTGGAGCATCTCGCCTATTCCCAAAGAACGGTTTACCTACTTGTTTAAAATGCTGTAAGTTTAATACCATAGTGTAAGGCATCACACCCCACCATCGATCTCCTTGGTCGTCTTTTTTATGTACAACTTGCCCAAGCAAACTACAGTCTGGATTCTTTTCCATATGGTTCATTGTTCTAATTGTAAATTCACTTGCTATTACACTTCCTGGTATTTGTATAATAGCAAACTTGGCATCACTTTTAGTAAGTGCTTTAATTATAGCAAGTTCTAGTACCGGAGTAGTAATTTCATAAGCAAACATATCTTTTAGATAATCATGATTTGCTTCAGTTAGTTGTTGTCCTAACGTTCCGGCGTTGTCAATGGTGTCAACTTTACTTGTTAAAAATTCTGGATAGTTCCAGTGGATTAATGCTACTTGGTTTTTAATAAAACTCCAACTAATCATAGTTAATCAATTCTCACATATTTTTCGTTGGCACTATCCCAATCAACAAATTCACCCCACCATTGTCGTCTCCAACTATTTGCTGTAATATCTGCCCAGACAGTTTCGTCTGGAGTGCCACTAGCAATCATATGGTATCTTGTTTCGTTAGAATTATTTTTAACCATGTGATAGTGATTGTTACCAAATAGCCACATAGTACCATCTTTACAAGGAACGTTACCCCAAAGTCCCATATTAAAGAAACAGTGCTCTGGATTGTTAAGAGCAATATTAACAACTCCTAAATCAAATGTAGGATCTTCGTTATCGGGTACATCATTATGCCAACGAATAATACCACCAGGTGCTAGTTTCATAAATCTAATTCTATTGTATCTTTTGTAACTAAATTGTTCTTTAAAGAATTTTGTTGTAATAGGACATTGGTCAGCAATTTCTGTCCAATGTAGGGCACCTGCTTCTCTGGCTTCTTTGTAAGAAGAGTATCCGTATTCTTCTGGGGGTAGTGTAGAATCGCTACTTAACCCGTAAAGTGCTACAGCAGACCATCCTATATTGTTACCTGAGTTATAATCTGGGATTAACCCTTGTTCGTCTAAGGCTTTTGCTTCAGCCAACATTTCTTTATGTGGCCATTCTGGAAAGTCTAACATTAACCAAGGTAGGCCCATTCCAAAGTGCTGGTCTGTATCTGGATGATTGTTGTCTCTGATCCAGTCATATATTTGTTGGTTGTCGGTAGCATCGATGCCAAAGTCTTGCATCATTGGTATTAATTTATTGTCTATTTCTGGCATGATTTTTTTCCTATATACATACTTATTTTTAAAAAGTAGTCAATGGTTATTTTTTGGCTTGACAAATTATACAATAGGTTGTATAATCTAAGTATAATATTTAGTGAGGATAATAGACAATGAGTAGCAATCTATTAGTAGTAGCATTAGAAGACGAATACCCACAAGATTTGCCAAGGCCTGGATACGGCATACTTTATACAGGTGTAGGAAAAATAAATGCTTCACTTCAACTTTCTCGTACTTTAAGTAGTTGGAAATTTGACAAATTACCCGAAGTTGTAAACTTTGGCACAGCCGGTAGTGTAAATAACAAGTATACAGGATTTGTTGAGGTCGATGTATTGATTCAAAGAGATATGATAGCAGAGCCACTAGCACCACGTGGCATAACACCATACGATACAGGTAAAACACCCGGAGCAGTAGTTTTAAATTCAGGCACTAGTATAACCTGTGGAACAGGTGATAGTTTTGTACAACAAAAAGACCCATGGTTTGAATATGCTAGTATTGATATTGTGGATATGGAGGCCTATGCTTTGGCCAAAGTTTGCCAAGATTTTGGAGTAAAATTCCGTTGTTTTAAGTATATTTCTGATCAGGCCGACGAAAACGCCCAAGATACGTGGCAAAAAAATGTAAAAAAAGGGCAAAAAAACCTCCAAAATTGGTTGACACAGAGTTAAATGATGTTATACTATATGTATAGACAATGAAAACAAAGGAGCAAATATATGTCTTATGTACTAGTTAAAAGTGGTTCTTACAGAAATAAGCCTGTTAAGAATCTTGTATTTCCGTTGATTAAGAATATGACACAGGGTAAGAAGGGTATGTTTCTTACTGTTGATGGTAGTCAAGTTTTTGGTCCGGATTTCTCAAAAATCCGTGTTACGGTAAAACCCAATAGTTTTGAATTTGTTGATGAAAGTGATTATCTTTCACAAAGCGAAACACTTGGCCATGTTGAGTCAAACGATTCTGCTGTTGACGATGAAGCAAGAATTAAAGAAATTGACGAAAGGTTTGAAATCTTAGATGAAATGGCGGCCAGTTTGAAAAACGGCGACATTCGTGCTTTGATTGTTACAGGCCCTCCAGGTGTTGGTAAATCTTATGGTGTTGAAAAAACACTAGATGACCACAGTGTGTTTGATGACATCGCTGGTAAAAGAAAGTATGAAGTAGTTAAAGGTGCTATGACACCAATTGGACTTTATGCTAAACTGTATCAATACAGTGATCCAGGTAATGTTATTGTGTTTGACGACTGTGACTCAGTTCTACTTGATGACTTAGCCCTTAACATTTTGAAGGCGGCCTTAGACTCAGGTAAGAGACGTAAAATAATGTGGTCTTCCGATAGTGCTAAACTTAGAGCAGAAGGAATTCCAAATGAGTTTGAATTTAAAGGTTCGGCTTGTTTCATTACTAACATTAAGTTTGAAAATGTGAAAAGTAAGAAACTTCAAGATCACCTTGAGGCACTTATGTCACGTTGTCACTATTTAGACTTAACGTTGGATACAATGAGAGACAAGTATCTCCGTATTAAACAGATCCAAGAAAAAGGTGACTTGTTTACAGGATACGGATTTAGCCCTGAAGACGAGAAAGAAGTACTCGACTTTATCTATGCTAATAAGAATCGTCTTCGAGAGATGTCTTTGAGGACTGCTTTAAAAGTAGGAGACCTTAAGAAGATATCTGAGAAGTGGCAGAGTCTGGCTGTCTCAACCTGTATGAAACGGGTGTAGTTGCTCCTTAACCAGACAACACTGGGTAAGGTAGTTTCCACACTGCCTTACCCTTTTTTAGGATTAGAATTATGTTTCCAGAAAATATAGAGTATTGTATTCAAATTATGAACGGGACGGTTACACCTCCTGTTACGAAATATCAAAGTTCAATTAAACTAGCAAGGTACGATATAAGTTTTGTACAGAATGCTACTTTCTTCATTAACAACGGACAGGGGTTAACAGAGTTACAACGTAACCTGGCTATTAAACTTACAAACAAATATAGACGCCAGTATAAAAAGATGGGAATCTATATTGATAAGATTGTAGAGAATCCTGTATGGGCTACTCCTCTTAGAAAAGTTGATCGTACAAAATCATTTGATGTAGATAATGAGTCAATTTATTTAAAATTTCCTTATGATCAAGAACGTATCAAAGAACTACATCAACAGATTCGTGACGGACAATTAATTACAGAAGGTTCTCAATCCAATTGGAAGCAAACAGAACGTTATTGGAAATTTGATCTAATTGAACCAAACATGGTAGTACTTTGGAGTTGGGCAAGGGACAATGGTTTTGTTCCAAGCGACGATGCTAAAAAAATATATGATAAGTATCAAGAAATTCAATTAAACAAAAAGAAGTATTCAATCCATGCTATAGTTGAAGATGGAAAACTTAAAATTCAAAATGCTCCAGAAGAATTACAAGAATATTGGAATACTAATATAGCCAAACTTGATATAAAAGAACAGATAAAAAGTTGTACTGATTTGGCAATAAAGATTGACTTTGACCTACTAAACTATTATAATTACAATAGTATACAACAAAAGATTCTTTCAGATAGAAAGATCAATTTGGATTGTACACTAAAAGAAGCAGTGTTTAATTGTTTGGATTTAGGCTATGACAAAATTGCTATAGGGCTAAACAGTCATAGTCCAAAGAATATATTAGAAGTGAAAGGGATTAAGAGTGTGTTTATTAGTAGAGGATATGAACCATCACAGTTTGTTGTCAATGCTAAGAATACCGCTTTAAATAATGCTAGTGAGTTTCATCTTGCTGATGAAACTACAAAGATAGTTGTAACAGATAGAATGAGCAGATTAAATAATACAACGTTTAATTTTGAATGTGATGTTATGATTGGTTATGGTATGTACTCTCAAAGATCTTTGTTCAATTCAAACAAAGTTATTTCACTTCCACCTGTGGAAGAACAAGAGGAACTACCTTTTTAAATGCCTAAATGTACACTAAACATTAAAGATGAAGTAAATGTAAAAATTGAGAATCTAGATTTAAATGCTAGACGTAAACTCAGTAATATGTTTAAGTATGAAGTTCCTTATGCTAGATATCTTCCGGCAGTAAGATTAGGAAGATGGGACGGCAAAGTTGGATTCTTCCAACTAGGTGGCTCGACATATATTAACTTGTTGCCTAAAGTGTTACCTGCTTTAGAAGAAATGGGTTATGATATAGAACTAAACGACCAAAGAGAATACAGTACAAAATTTAATTTTGAACAAGTACACGAAGATACTTACAGTCATATAAATTGGCCTGAAGGACATCCAGTTGCCGGAACGCCTATAATGTTACGTGACTATCAAGTAGAAACTATAAACAAGTTTTTAGAAAACCCACAAAGCATACAAGAAATTGCCACAGGTGCTGGTAAGACTTTAATTACAGCAGTGTTAAGTCACAAAGTAGAACCTTATGGCAGAAGTATTGTAATTGTACCTAACAAGTCACTAGTAACACAAACAGAAGAAGACTATATTAACATGGGTCTTGACGTTGGTGTTTACTTTGGTGATCGAAAAGAGTTTGGTAAAACACATACAATTTGTACATGGCAAAGTTTAAATATTCTGCTAAAGAATACCAAGAACCAAGAAGCACCTATTAGTATAACTGAGTTCTTAGAAGATGTAGTTTGTATTATGGTAGATGAAGTACACATGGCAAAGGCAGATGTACTGAAACAATTATTAACAAGCGTCATGGCACATATTCCTATTCGTTGGGGACTAACAGGAACAATACCAAAAGAAAATTTTGAATGGATGAGTCTTTTGGTTAGTTTGGGTGATGTAACACAACGAATACAAGCAAGTGATTTACAAGATAGAGGTGTACTTGCTAATTGTAATGTGAACATAGTACAACTGGTTGATTATGGAGACTATGGCGGTTACCAACAAGAACTAAAATATCTACTAACCAATGGTAAAAGGTTAGATTGGATTTCTAAACTATGTACTAAGGTTAATGAAGCAGGTAATACATTAATCTTAGTAGATAGGATTAGTGCTGGCAATGAACTAGTTGAAAGACTAGGTGACAAGGCAGTATTCATTTCTGGCGCTACTAAATCAGACGACAGGAAAGAACACTATGACGAAGTTAAAGTTGCTGATGGAAAAATCATTGTTGCTACATATGGCGTTGCCGCTGTTGGCATTAATATTCCACGTATTTTTAATTTGGTACTTCTTGAGCCAGGTAAATCTTTTGTTAGAGTTATACAGTCAATAGGAAGAGGCATTCGTAAAGCAGAAGATAAAGATTTCGTACAGGTATGGGACATCACTAGTACTTGTAAGTTTGCTAAACGTCATTTAACTAAACGTAAAGCATTTTATAGAGAAGCAAATTACCCATTTCAAATAGAAAAAGTTGACTGGGAGAAATAAAGATGTTATACTACATCACAATAAAGGATAAAAAATGAGTCAAATATTAACATTAGATAATAAATGTTTTCCGATGACAGAGGTACCGGACGAAGTAGACGATATGAGATTTGGAGTATTAGATAATTCAAATCCAGATGATCCGGACTACTTCTTTATTCCTCTTATATTTTTAGAAAGTTTCAATAGCCCAGCACTAGTATTAAAAATTGGAGAGCATCAAATTAAGATGCCATTAGATTGGTGTATGCTTATTGGAGAAGAGGACCACGGAGACCTAGAAGTATTAAGTTTAACAAGTATTAATGATAGAGGATTTAAAGCATTTGTGTTTAATCAGTTAACTGACTTTAAACCTGATTTCTATGATGTTGAAATTGTAGATGTCTATCAAGAAGTAAGATGGTTCTTTCCTAAGATGAAACAAGGACAGATGTTAGCAGTACCATTACATGACGGGCCAAAGCCTAAGTGTGCTTTCTTTGTTAAAGAAGTAACAAGGAATAATGAGATTGTAGATGTAGGAAAAGTATGGGGATGAGTTTACCTTTAAATAAAGTGCTACCAGCACTCGATAAAAAAGATAGAAAGTTTTGGGATAGACTAAGTGATGAAGAAAAGAAATCGTTTAGTCCTTTTTTGTATAATCGATATGCTAGTAGTGTAAAGGCAGAACAACTATTACAAACTTGGTATCTTAGAGCAACGAATGAACGTACTAACAAAAACTTTTTTGATGTAAGTAGCAGTAAGCACCCTAAACTACATTGGTTATTGTTAACAACAATTAGTCCAGGTATGGGACAAAAGTTTCATGAATGGATACCACATAAGAAAAAAGCAAAATCTAGCAAAAATGGTTTTGACAAAATTATTAGGAAGTTGTATCCTAATATGAAAGAAGATGAAGTTCAACTTTTATCAAGTATTGTTACAAAGAAAGAACTAAAAGAAATGCTAATAGAACTTGGCTGGGACGATAAACAGATAAAAGCAGAACTGAAATAATGAACGGTGAATTAGTTAAATTGGCCGCTGAAGCAAGGAGAGATTATTTGAGTCAGAAAAAATATCATTGTGAATTTTGTGATAGATCATTTATCAAAGAATCTACTATGATGGCTCATATGTGTGAACAAAAACGCCGACACGATCAACGGCGTGAACGTTACGTTCAATTAGGCTTACAGGCATATATGTTTTTCTATAAAGAAACGTCACCGAATCAAAGAGAACGAACTTATATTGATTTTAGAAAAAGTCAATACTATAATGCTTTTGTAAAATTTGGTAAGTTTATGATTGACTATAATGTTATAAATCCAAAACGATATATGGAGTACATTATAAAGAGTAAATTTAAATTAGATAAATGGTGTACGGAAAGTTATTATACAGATTGGTTACCAAACTATTTAAAAACAGAGCATTGGCAAGATGCTATTCAACGTAGTTTAAACAATATGGAAGATTGGGCAATTAAAGAAGGGGTGGAAATTAACTCTTACTTTTTCGCCGCTAGTACTAATAAAATTTGTCAAGATATTATTAATGCTAGGGTTTCTCCTTGGATTATATACAACTGTGATAGCGGAAAGCAAATGTTATCAAAGTTAAATAATGAGCAGATACAATTAGTGTATGAGCATATTGATCCAGATTACTGGCGTCAATATTTTATAAAGATGAATAGAGACAGTAAAAGTGTTAAAGATACACTTAAAGAAGTAGGATTTTAATGGGTAAGTTACCTGACATTGATGTAGACTTTAGTAATAGAGATGCTATACTAGATTTGGTTAAGCATAACTCTGCTAGTTTAACAGATGGTAAAAAGCATAACACAGGCGTTTATGTTACTGATATACCTGTAAACCCATTAACTGGTAACAGTACAATAGATTTTAAACAAGCAGAAGATAGAGGATACTTTAAGTTAGATTTTTTAAATGTTAATGTTTATTCCGGAATCAAAGATGAAGAACACTTAAACAAACTAATTAATAAAGAACCCAATTGGTATAAACTTTGGGAAGATGAAAAATTTTGTGATCAAGTTATACACGTTAACGGACATCACAAGTTAATGGTCAAACTAAAACCAGATAGTATGACTAGGATGGCAATGTTTTTAGCAGTTATGAGACCAGGTAAGGCACACTTACAAAATTATGACTGGAAACAAATTGCTGAACAAGTATGGACCAAGCCAACAGACGGTAGTTATTACTTTAAAAAAGCTCATGCTGTGGCTTATGCTCATTTAGTAGCAATACATATAAACTTATTAGAAGAAGGAAAATAATATGAACTTTGTAATTTGGCATTTATTGGCGATTATATCAGTAATGGTAATATCGTTTTTAGCAGGCTTTTGGTATGCTAACAACACTTGGATTAGATTTAAAAAAACAAATGATGTTCTTAAGACATCTAATCTTGGCAATACAAAATACATGAAGGAATAAATGACTTATCTAGTAGACGACAAATGTGTTTTATGTAAACACAAAGACTGTGTAGAAGTTTGCCCTGTAGATTGTTTCTATGAGGGAGAAAATATGCTAGTAATTAATCCAGACGAATGTATTGATTGTGGCGTATGTGAACCAGAATGCCCAGTAGAGGCAATCTGGGCAGATACAGATACTAGTAAAGACCCCGACGAGTTAGCCTATTGGCTAAAGTATAACAATTCAGAGTTTATTGAAAAGAACTCTTGGCCTGTTATAACAGAAAATGGCGATCCTATGCCTGAGCATGAAAAGTACCATCCGGATAATTTTCCTGATGGTAAGAAGCACTTGTTAAGTGAGAACCCGCCTAGTGAGTAATTGGTTTCAAGATCACCAAACAGTACTAGTTTATCATCCAGGTTCGGGTGGTGAACATATCTGTTGTAAACTAAACGGCCAAAAACAATTATCAGATAAAAATAATAAGCATAGATGTATTAATAGTTTTCCTGGCTCTGACCGTATATATGATAAAGTGTATTCTAAATCAGGAGTTTCCTATGAATGGTCAGAAGAGTGTAGAATTACTTTTGAATCAGAAAAAGAACTAAAAGAATTTGTAATTGAAGATCCAGATTGGAAGTTAAAAAGTGGAAACCCAGATAGGTTAAAACCTAGACTTGGGCAAAGAACAATAATAGATAATGTTAACCATTTTCCTACACACTGGTGTTTTGGCCTTTTTAGAGAACCAGTATATAAATGGCTAGATTGTGATAATGATTATTGGATAAAGCATTGGGATCTGGTACTAGATATAAAAGATCATTACTTTGAAAAAGAGATACAAGAATCAATTGGTAAATGGCTAAAGTACTCAGAAGCAGAAAAAGATTTTTACAGTTTTAAGAATAGGTATTTGAGATATAGAGAATACTACAAAACAAGATTCCCAAACAGTGTACTACTAGTTGAAGAATTAGCAGATAATGTAAACTATAAACAGTGGGCAAAAACAAACCTAAGAGTTGCTGAACGCTTACTTAAAAAACATAATATTAAGTCTAAATATACAGATGAAGTGTTTGATAAATTTCCGTTATGATGGTTTTTTAACTAACTGAATACTTCTCTTTTTTACACGTTTTTCCATGATACTTTTTAGGCTCACTTGAGGCCCAGACACAACTTCACAGTCTTTTGATATAAGCGTTCTCAAACATGGTTTAAAAATTGTAAACTCATTCTTTAAAAATATGTTGATAGGTATCTTTCTGTTTGATTCCCACCACCATTGCTCGCCTAGTTCTAAAAAAACTTTAAGTAACTTAGGGTCTTTGATTTGGTCAATGTCGTATATACTTAGACAGTTTTTATCAAAGTTCTGTATGATTCCAATGTATTCGCTACCAGCATAGCTCACTAGGCTTAAAAAAGGATACTTTTCACCTAGTTTGTCAAATTTTTTACTCACTCTCGCTCCATAAATACATTATAATAAAAGGTAAACTATAATGCTTAAAACTACAACCTATTTAGTAGAACAGGTCCACTCAGTAGTATATAGTCCGAGTGGGACCACACCAAACAGGAATATGACTATGTATGCTCGTAACTTAAAAATTTACAAAGGCGCTGACAATCCTATTGTAATAGAAATGAAAAACAGTGACCAAAAGCCTGTAGATATTACAGGAAAGACGTTTGTTCTTAATATACTTGACCAAGAGGAAAGAAAAACTCTTGTCAGTAGAACAGGTAACAATATTAATAACAGTAAAGGTAAAGTAAAATTTACTATTACAGAAAGTGATCTACTTAATGTTAGTGGACAGTTTTTGAACTACAGTATTTTAGAAAACACTAGTGGCAATAGAGGTGCTGTATTTGTTGATGATCAATATGGTGCTATGGGTAACATTGAAGTAATAGATGGACCATACACAGAGTTTAGAGATTCACAAGAAATTACACTACCAAACACTAATCCTGTTTCAGTAGAAGCGTTTCCACAATTAAATCAAAACTCAGCATTACACACGGCACAATTATACATGACTAATTTTACAGGTAAGATTAAAGTTGAGGCAAGTTTGGCACCTGTTTCTGAACTTGACAACGACGAATACTTTACTGTATTAGAAAAAACCTATACAAACGAAAGCAATAATCAATATTTTAACTTTAACGGCATTTATAGCCATGTTAGATTTAGTAAAAACACCGTAACAGGTGGTAGTATTGACAAAATTTTGTATAGATTGTAAAATTATTTTGTAAGTCATTGATTTTGCTATAAAACGTAAGTCATTGATTTTACTAGAAAACTGAAAAAAGTTCCTTTGTAAGTCTTTGATTTCTCTACAAAACTGAAAAAAGATGAAAAAAAGATGTCATTTTGGTTGACATGATCTCCAAACCTCTGTATAATATTAATTTTAAACAGCAACAAAGGAGCAAATATGAATTTATCAAGTTTTAAAAACGATTACCAAGTTAGTGTTCGTCCTAAAAATGCTAAATGTCACCATGTTGACAATTTGTTTATTAGAGCATTTACATCAGACGATGCTGTTAATAGAATCAAGAAACTTTTAAAGAACGGCGCCCATGTGCCAGCACTAGGCAAACGTATTGATTACGTTGTAGCAGGTGTTACTAATCCAGGTGAAGACTTATATGGGTTAGACGAAGTTGAATGCTGTGACTGTGATAGACCTACAGCATATATTGGTTCATCTTACATAGTTTAATTTTAAGGAGCATATAGATATGGTAGACAAGAATGATGAGTACGGCCCAGGTTATAAACAATTAAAGATGTTTATACAGTTTGGTAAGATTGAAGATTCACAAGAAAGTCCAAAACCTTTAGACACTGTTAAAACAGATGACGGTAAAGTTATCAAAGTAACACTTGAACAGGCTACTAAAATGAAAGCATTGGAACGTTCATTTAGAAAGCCAATAGATAAGATTAAATTTGCTGACAAGATACAAACTAGCGAAGGATTAACACAATGGCTTAATTCGCCTGTGCTTTCTTTGTTTGAAGTAGAAGACGGCGAAGTAGTTGGTGACAATTCAATTTATTCATAAGGAGTTATATGCCATATAAAGACTTAATAGACTTAAAACAAAAAGGTAATACCATGTGTGTATATGCTGAAGGTACTGATTGGTTATTAGGCAAACTAAAAGGCAAAGGTCCTTGGTTCACATATACTACACAAGAGTGGAGCAATGAAGAACAATGTTTTAAGCCTATACCTAAAGTTACACATACATGGACACTTAAAGACATTCGTAAGTACTATAACAATCGTATGATAGAACACTTTGTTCACTGCCAATAAAGAAGTAAGACAGAGCAACTTTCCAGGGGATTTTTGAGCTCTTTAAAAACTAAAATCCCACACTTATTCTTAGGCACTATATGTAGTCAGCAAAACACTATATATAGTGTCAAAAAATTGACATTTTTTTTGGTTGACAGATATCCAAAAGATGCTATACTGTAAGTATAGTTAGAAAAGGAGCAAATTATGTCAGATCTTACTACACACATCAAAAGCATTAACGCCAAGCACAAAGCAGAAATGGCGGCAAATCCAAACATTTGGATTGGTATGATTGTAGAAGATGCCAAGCATTGGGCAGAATATGGCATATATACACCTGCTCAATACGATCGTTATATGGACGAGGTTACTCTTTATGAGACAGTTTCAATAGCGACTAGCAAATCTTATGCTCGTTCAGTTGTTGCTGACACAGAAGGTATGAGTAACGAAGAATTTAAAAAAGAGTTGGACTATTGGAGCCAACAAGCGGATAACGAAATCAAACGAGAGCAAGAAGAAGAAGCAACTGCTCTTAAAGATTTTGAGAAACGAGTACTTAACACTATCGATACAGGCGCTGGTGATCGACCAACTGCTATTAAATGGATTCTTCAAGGCGAAGGTCTTGATAAAGAACGTGACCCAGGTTACGTTTGTTATAGTCTTGGTCTTCCGTATTCTATGGAAAACGAATTTAAAAAAGTGTTGGCATAAATGAGTTTCGTAGGTTTTCTACTTTTAATTTTAGTTTTAATGTACGCCACTAAAAACTTCCCTGGTGCTATTTCTAGTTTGTTTTGGGGAGTGTTAAAGATTTTAGCAGGCCTGTTGATAATTTTGATAATTATATATATTATAGGAATTAGATGAAATTATTTAAAGATAAAACAAATGATTTTTTTAGATGGGTAAATGGTACAGAACTAGTTGAACTAGATGATATTGATGTATCAGAGGATCCTGTAAGACCTGAACTTACACTAGGATTTAGAATCACACAAGGTAGAAAGATATTTGGTTTAAAATATCAAGATGAGATTGAAGCGATTGTGTGTATTGCTTTATGTCCAGAAATTCCTTATACAGTTAGAGAAATGGATTATATGTCTCAGGCCGCCAATCAAGATGGTCAGCGAGGAGAAATTGTAATTGCTTATACTGTATGGTCTAGAAAACGTGGAGCAGGAAAAGAAATTATTAAAAAACTAGGCGACTGGGCAAAAGAGAATAACTTCCAAAGACTAGTTACACTATCTCCACTTACACCAATGGCTACACATTTCCATATTAGAAATGGTGCTAAACAAGTTCATATAAACGACGAAACTCAAAACTTTGAGTACAAGTTAACTGAATAATTCCGGATACATTTCTATATATAGGTCTTTTAAAATATAATAAGCAGACCCATTAATCATTTCATCCATTGTAAACTGATGATATTGTAAAGTTTTAAACCAATCTCTTCTATCTGGTTTAACTATATTTCTAACATCTAAACTTCCAACTGGCGCCGCGGCACTTAAACTGTGACACACTACAGGAATACCATTTATTACAGCCTCCACTCCAACAATACTACAACTAGAAAAAACAAATTCTGCCTTAGCAAAATCATCTTCTAATGGAATAGTAGCAAAGTCAGGTCCGCTTTGTTTTCCGTTACGTGGTTTCTTTCTGTGTATTAAAGGCCATCTTGTGGGTTCTAGTGTTTTCTTAGCATAAGATTCCCAATGAGGTTCTCCTATAAATTGATTAATAGTAGGACTACTTTCAGCAACTAACACATGAGTTCTTTTATCTGTTTTCCAGGGTTTTATATCCCA